CGCCAATGGCCACCCACCCGCTTTGCAAAACAGGGACCCGTGAAAAAATTCGCAAGCCAGGGCCTCGCCTGAGGGGGCGCGATGCTCGATGCATGGTCATGCCTATAGCTTCCCTGCCTGCACGCGGTAGTTGATCTGCCTGTCGAACTCGAGCGACCAGCGTTCGTTGACCGTGGTTTGAATGGCATTCAGCACAGCCTTCGTGCCGAAGCGCTGCGTGAGGCTGGGCCCGAACACCTTCTTGATGCTCGAGTTGTGCTTCGGCCCAGTCCTAACAAAGACATGCGCGCCCAGCGTATCGATGATGAATGCACGCTGGCCGCGGCGCGTATACACCTTGCGCTGCCCTTTCACCACAGCGAACGTGACGCCCTTGCGTGTGCGACGCGCGGCGTATGCCTTGAGAGGGATGGGATCACCAGTCGCCTGGATATCCCTGATCAGCGTGCCCCTCCCCATGGGGAAGACCACGGTGATCGATCCCTTCACATCGCCGCTCTTGAGCGTCACCCGCTTACGGATGGTCTGGTCAGCGACCTTTCGTGCTGTAGTGGCAACACGTTGTAGTGCCGCCCCTGCAGCTCTATTCACTTCCTGCCGGGACTTTGCAAAATCACGCTTCAGCCGTTCAACGTCGAGCGTGACGCTGACCTTCATCATTGCTTGACGACGTGCACCCTTTGACGAGCAACGCGGGTCAGGCTGTTGAGCGTGAAGGTGTAGACAGCGTCGTAACTCTGCCCCTCGATCCCCGCAGCGTACGTGGCGAGAATCTTTCGGATCTCTGATACGGAAACACTTGCGATCGTAAGCCCCGTAGGATCACTGATCGCCACTGGCGAGCTGACTGTGTTGATCGCATTGCTATCCGCTGCGCGACACGTCCAGGTGACCGAACCGTCAACAACCGTCGCAGCGATCGTGGTGGGCCATCGCGGCTCACGTGTTCCCGTGGTGCCTGCCGTCGTTGCTTCGTACGAGAAGCCATTCGGCATCGAGGGGCGAACGAATTCGTTGAGCGCGATCACCTCGTTTTGATAGCGAGCACTCACGGCCATCGGATACAGATCGAGTTCGACCGGGTAGGTCTCGCCTGGGTCTTTGAAGACGTCAGGGAATCGGAACTCGGTCTTCATGTCACCTCTCGGAACGAGCATTGCAGTGAATCGCACGCGCGGCGCGCGAATAACGAAGCGGTGGCGCTTCGGCTCGAAGGTCGGATCGCCTGGTACTAACTGCTGAAATGCAGGAGACGGCTGAAATGCTCCGACCTGGAAGCTCATGGTTCCTTACTTGCGCGCTTTGATATTCGCGTGCATGTCCTGGCGCGACTCCAGCCAGAATTGCTGGGCGTGCTGCTGGTACTCGGCGTTGCGCGTGCCCAGCGACGGATGCAGCGAGTAGCCCCATGTGCACTCGAGGTCGCACGTATACCCCTTCGGGTTGTACTGCGAGTCGGTATGCGGGGCATTGATCGCGCGCCAGCCCTTGTCGAGATAGTAGAAGGCGAACTCGCTGAAGGCTTCCTTGTGCGTCGGGTCGCCGAAATACCGGACGCTGAAGCAATGAGGGACGATCAGCGTGCACGATGCGCCCTTCTTCAGGACGCGATGCAGCTCGTTGAAGAAGTGCACGCGTTCAAACTTCCCGTCGAAGTTCGTCAGGTGCTCGAGGACGTGTGAGCAGTGCGCCTCGTCCACAGTGCTGTCTTCCCACGGCCAGCGGTCGGATCCGATATTGCAGATCACCGAGCCGTTGCCGAAGTCGATGGAGTCGACGCCAATGAACCCTGGCTTCGGATTCTTGCCACAGCCCAGGTCGATGCGAACGGGCTTGATGACTTCGTTTGCTACTGCGCTCATTGTTTGCTCGCTACATATGCGAAAGTTGCTAGCACCGGCTCCCCTGATTCATTCTTCGCGACGGACATCCAGCAGCTATGCTTTCTGCATAGCTCATCGTATTCACTCAGGAATACGTTGACCCTTTCGAGGATGCCTGGATCGGCTTGACTTCTTTGATACGTGCCATCAGGCAATTCGAATAATCCTGATTTCAGCACCTCGCCGCAAAATTGTCGGCTCACAAGATGATCTCGTGTAGCTGAAGTCCGCCAACCGTCCTTGCCACGGGCTCCAATTTGCCGCCGATCTTCACGCTGGAGGCTACTGCGCTCAATTTAGTGTCACCGTATTGAGGAAGTCGGCGGCGACGAGCGTCGCTGACCCTTGGTGGATAGTGCCGGTCTCACGCCAGCCGTATTTCTGCCCGTGCAATTCGACGCGCATCACGTATGGAACGTCCGCGCCGTTTAAGCGCCATTCCATGAACCATTGGGACGTCACCAGCAGAACCCGCGAGGCCCAAAAGCTCCGGCGTGATCGTAGTGGCCGACGAGTACCGAGCAATCAACCGCACAGCGGTACCCGTATTTGCGAAAGTCGTTCCACGCGGAAAGGTCCTGCGTGCCGACACCACGGCCTTCAGATCCGTCGAGAGTTTCGAACCACGGCCGCTTCAGCCGCTCATCCCGAAACATGCTCATGCGCCAGAGGTTGAAGCCCATGCTTGTGCCGTAGCACTCGACGAGCTCGCCGGCGCGCGGCGCCTGTGGCCGGTAGTTCACCACCGGATCGGTGATGTCGCCCCAGATGTGCGCGCAGCCCTCGTAACCCTTGCACCAGTAGAGGCCGCCGATGCAGGCGTACTCCGGATGCTTCTCCATCTGCTTGAGCAGTTTCCCCACGCCATCGGGAGGCGGAATGTTGTCGTGCTCGATGGTGAGGATGTATTCCCACTGGCGCAGATCCGGATGCGCCAGCACCTCGGCGATCGCATCGCTGTAGGCCCTGCCCACTTCCTCGCCCATCGCCAGGTGCCGATGCACGCCCTGGTTCGGAGGGAAGGCAAGCGACCAGTGGGAGAACGCCACTTTCGTCGGGATCATGTCAGCCGCGGGGCAGATGACGATGATCCGCTGCTTCTTCCAGGAGCCGCCCTCGATGACGCGCAGCGTCGACTTCTCGAGATCAGCGTTGTGAAAGCCCACGTCAGCCGGGCTCGCGCTCACTTGATCGCCGCCATTGCGTTGAACCAGGTCTGCAAGTTCGACATATGCGAGATCTGCGTGATGGGGATTGAAGTCGTCGTCTGCGAGCTCGCGCTGTAGGAACCCCAGCCCGCCTGGATGTTCGATGAGGCGTTCGAGGCCGTGAACCCGATCTCCGCGTACGGAAGCGTTCCCGTGGAATAGTTCTGAATTCCCGAATTCGACAGCAGCAAGTTGCGCTGATTAGAGTAGTTCGTGCTCCCCGTGTTCGTCGTCATGTTGTGCGCGAGCCAGTACTCGCCCTGGCTGAGTGACGTCACGAAAGGAACGATCAGAGGCCGCGGCCCGCTGACCAGCGCCGAGGCCACAGAGTTCACGAACGAGGAACTGAAGGAATTGGCGTTCGTGCTCGTGCTGCTGAAGGTGGTGGATCCGGTTGAGCTGAACGTGCCGACGGTGCGGCCGCCCGTGCTGTCGATGGAGCTGATGAAGCCCATGTTCACTTGCGTCGTGAACGACACCGTCGCCGAGCTCGCGTTCGTGCTCCAGGAGACCGAGTTCGACATGCCGAGCGTGAAGCTGTAGCTGTTCGAATAGAACGACACCAGGTTCGACGAGCTCGCATTCGTGCCGCTCGAGACGCGGGACCAGAGCGCAACCGTGCCCGTCTGCCCGTACGAGCCGGATCCGCTCGAGGCGTTGCCGGCAGATACCGAGCCAGAAATCGAGAAGGTCGTCGCCGAGATGCTGGACACCTGCTGGAGCATCTGCAGGCGATACATCGAGAACGGCTCTTCGGCCACGAACGGCTGCACGTACACCGTGCCATTGGCGAGCGCGTTGGTCTGGCTCACGCCCTTCACGCACGGCTCGAAGTACGAGATCAGCGTGTTCGGGACGCCGATGCTGATCGTGCTGCCGTTGGTGGAGATCGAGAGCAGCCCGGTTGCCGACAGCGAGCTCGTCGCTGGCGCGCTGATCACCACTTGGCTCGCATTCGTGCCAGACAACGTGAGGTTTACGCCGCTCCAGCCGATCGTGGAGCCGGTAGCAGTCGTATTGCCGGCGGTGTTGGCGCCGAGCAGGTTGATTGCATTCGCCTCAGCCGCGGCACCAGGCGCAGCCACCGACATCGACATCGCCAGGCCCGCGGTGTTGTGCGTGATGCTTGCCGAGATGTTCGCACCGGTGAACCCCGATGTGGTGCCGGCAAGGGCGGCGCCGTTGAACTGGAACCCGGCGCTGTTCTTCGTGATCGAGGCGGCGCCCGTGATCGCGGTCGTCGTGCCACCGTAGCCCGCGGCATTGAACGAGAGGCCGCTGCTGTTGACAGTCCACGTGACGTTCGTCTGTGCGGTATTGAGACCGATTGCATCGGTCGACGCGCGAGCCGTGGTGATCGCGTTGTGAGAGGCGGTGATGGCCGAGCCGGCCGAGGTTCCGAAGCTGATGCCGTTGAGGTTCGAGAACGACAGCGTGTTGAAGCTGAAGGATCCGTTCGCGGCGCTCGCCGCGGGCGCCGCGCCAGCTCCACCGCTGATGACGACTTCGCTTCCGGAAAAGCCGACCGAAACACCCCCAGCACCACGGAACGTCAAAGAGCCATGACTGAAGCTGGAGCTGCTGCTCTGCGCCGTGGTGTTGGAGGATGCGTAGAAACTGAATTGCGGCACGCCGATGCTGAGCGTCGCGCCATTCGCCGACAGCGATACAGCGCCGGTCGCCGAGAGCGAGGTCGTCGCCTCGACCGACATCGACATCGCGAGGCCCGCGGTGTTGTGCGTGATCGAGGCGCTGACGTTCGCGCCGGTGAACCCTGAGCTCGTACCGGCGAGGCCGGCGCCGTTGAACTGGAACCCGGCGCTGTTCTTCGTGATAGAGGCCGCGCCCGTGATGGCGGTCGTGGTGCCGCCATACCCCGAGGCGTTCAAAGACAGTCCGGAACTGTTGACCGTCCAGGTGACGTTCGTCTGGGCCGTGTTGAGGCCGATCGCGTCGGTCGAGGCGCGAGCGGTCGTGATCGCGTTGTGGCTCGCGGTAATGGCCGAGCCGGCCGAGGTGCCGAAGCTGATGCCGTTGGCGTTGCTCAAGCTCAGCGTCTGGAACGCGAAGCCGCCATTCTGCGCGGTGACGTTCTGGTTGCTCTGCGAGGTCAGGGCATTATGGCTCGCAGTCATCACCGAGCCGTTCACGGCGTTCAGGCCGAAGCTCACGCCATTGAGGTCGGAGAACAGCACGGTCCCTGAGATCGTCGCCGTCCTGGTGCCCGCTGCCACGATGTTGACGCCGTCGCCGGCGCCGCCCGCCCCTACCGATAGGGATAGCGTCAGGCCCGCGCTGTTGCTCGCGGTGGTCCCAGAGATGTTCGTGAGGAACAGCGTCGGGTTGCCATGGCTGTGGTTGCTGGCCGCGTAGCTGGTGTCGGCCGACAGCGAGAGCGTCAGGCCGGCAGAGTTCGAGGCCGTCGTGCCAGAGAGCCCCGTCAGATTGAGCGTCGGGTTGCCGTGCGAATGGTTGGAGCCCGCGTAGCTCGTCTGCACCGACGCC